TCCAGAGGCTGCGATCAAAAGTCTCAGCCCTTCTGAGTACGCTGCGACAACGCGTGCGAAACGCGCTGGCAAGGCTAAAGGGAAGCAGTTCGTAAGCCAGCCCAAAGGCATCGCCAAGAAAACAGCGAGGTTTAGATAATGGCAAGCAAATTTCCTGATCTAACCGGTGACGGCAAAGTTACTCAAGCCGACATCCTCAAAGGCCGTGGCGTTGAGGGGATGAAGAAGGGCGGGTCTACCGAAAAATGGATTCAGAAGGCCGTGAAGAAACCCGGCGCTCTGCGCTCCGCGCTTGGTGTGAAAGAAGGGAAAACTATTCCCGCCAAGAAGCTAGCTGCCGCAGCCAAGAAACCGGGCAAGATGGGGCAGCGTGCACGCTTGGCACAAACGCTCAAGAAACTGGGCAAGTAAATGACCACGACCGGCACCTCAGTCTTCAACCTTGACGTTAACGACCTTATTGAAGAGGCGTTTGAGCGTTGCGGTAAAGAGTTGCGCACCGGATACGATTTTCGGACGGCGCGGCGCAGCCTCAACCTGCTGACAATTGAGTGGGCCAACCGGGGTATCAATCTCTGGACAATTGAGCAGGGTCAGATTTCTCTGTACCCCAATCAGTTAATTTACGCCTTGCCTGTTGATACGATTGACTTGCTTGACCAAGTAACCCGCACCGGCACGGGAACTAATCAGGTAGACATCAACATCAACCGGATTAGCGAATCTACGTGGTCTACGATTCCCAACAAGAATGCCCAAGGCAGGCCCATTCAGGTCTGGATTAACCGGCAGTCCGGGGAGTCCAACGCCACCACGGCAACGCTGACAAGCAACATCAATTCGTCTGTCACAACGATTGAGATCACGGGCGTCAATCAATTGCCCGCCGCTGGCTTTATCAAGATTGACAGCGAGACAATTGCGTACTCTGCGGTCAACGGCTCCAATCTTGTGTACTGTGGCCGTGGGGCTAATAACACGACGGCGGCTGGACATACGGCTGGCGCAGCGGTGACGATTCAAAACCTGCCTTGCATCAACATTTGGCCCACGCCAAACCAAGGCTCTGTGGGCAATCCGTACTACACGTTTGTGTACTGGCGCATGCGCCGGGTGCAGGACACCGGTACGGGCGTTAAGAATCAAGACATTCCGTTCCGCTTCCTTGAGTGCATGGTAGCGGGGCTGGCGTACAAAATGGCTTTGAAGCTGCCGGACATTGACCCCAACCGGGTGATGGCGCTCAAGGCAGAGTACGAGCAACAGTTTCAGTTGGCTGCGGATGAAGACCGCGAGAAGGCCAGCGTTCGGTTTGTACCAAGGATCGTCAATTACAGGTGATGTATGGCGGGGCCGAAGTACGCGTCAGGCAAGTATTCGATTGCAGAGTGCGACCGCTGCGGCCAGCGGTACATGCTCAAGCAGTTGCGCAAGCTGACCATCAAAACCAAGATGGTCAGTATCAAGGTGTGCCCGGAGTGCTGGGAGCCGGATCAGCCCCAGTTGCAGCTTGGCATGTACCCGGTCTACGACCCGCAGGCTGTGCGCGAACCTCGTCCTGATGTCAGCTATTACCAGTCGGGCAACAACGGAACGCAGATTATTAACACCGGCACCACGGCGGCAAACGCGGCGGGTGTTCCCGAAGGGGGAAGCCGGGTAATTCAGTGGGGTTGGAACCCGGTGGGTGGCGCTCGTGCAGACGATGCAGGATTAACGCCAAACTACTTGGTATCTCAAGTGGAAGTTGGTACAGTCACTATTGAAACGACGTAAGGAGTCGGACATGGACGCAATGAAAAAGGTTGCCAAAGCGGAAGTGAAAGCGCATGAGAAGCGTATGCACACCGCCAAAATGGCTAAGGGCGGCAAAACCAACGCTCAAATGAAGGCTCTGGGCCGCAATCTGGCAAAGGTTGCCAACCAGAAGAAATCTTCCTTCACCTATAAAAAGATGGGTGGTTAATCATGGCCAAGTACAGCATGAAGAAGGGCGGCAAAGAAGTCGGCCCTGCCGAGGTGTACGCCGAGCCGCATACGATGCGCGGTCAAGCTGTTAAGCAAGCAGAACTTGCTAACGGTTATAGCCCGCAGCCGACCGCTGCAAATTCGGTCAAGATGTCGGTGGGCAACATCAATCGTGACGGATACAACCCTGAGCCGAAGACAACCGGCATCAAGATGCGCGGCACGGGCTGCGCCACTAAAGGCACGATGTCTCGCGGCCCGATGGCATGAACTACACGCAACTCAGTAACGCCATTCAGGCGTATACGGAAAACACCAGCAGCGATTTCATCGCTCAGATTCCTGTTTTCGTCCAGCAGGCGGAGCAGCGCATCTACAACACGGTGCAGTTTCCGTCACTGAGGAAAAACGTCACGGGCACCACAACGACAAGCAATAAATACTTGGCGTGTCCCTCTGATTTTTTGTCTGCGTATTCGATGGCCGCAATCAAAGCCAATGGTGAATATGAGTATTTGCTTAATAAAGACGTGAACTTTATTCGGCAGTCATATCCGCATCCTACGACTGATGCGGGGCTTCCAAAGTATTACGCTTTGTTTGGCCCTCAGTCCGGCAATGACGCTGAGTTGACGTTTCTTCTTGGCCCAACGCCGGATGCAGCGTACACCATTGAGCTTCATTATTTCTACTACCCAGAGTCCATCGTTACGGCTACTACAACGTGGCTGGGTGACAATTTTGATTCTGTGCTGTTGTACGCATCGTTGGTTGAGGCATACACCTACATGAAAGGTGAGCCTGATCTCATGCAGTTCTACAACGCCAAGTACTCCGAGGCTCTTGGACTGGCTAAACGTCTGGGCGATGGCCTTGAGCGTAGCGACGCGTACCGTAGCGGGCAGTATCGGACTCCCCCGCTGCCTCAGAATAGTGGTGTTCAGTAATGCCCATTCAGCAAACAGCCACCACGAGCTTCAAGATCGAGTTGGCACAGGGCGTGCACAACTTTGGCCCGACTTCGCCTGACACATTCAAGATCGCGCTGTACACGGCTCTGGCGGATATTGGCCCGGACACAACGGTCTATACGACGACCAATGAGGTGGCTAGTGGCGCGGGGTACACGACGGGCGGCGAAGTGTTAACCGTTAACACTACTCCTACTTCGTCTGGGACGGTGGCCTATTGGTCATTTGCTGATGTGACGTGGGCCGGAGCTACGTTTACAGCGCGTGGTGCGTTAATTTATAACGCAACGGAGGGTAACAAGTCGGTGGCTGTGTTGGACTTCGGCGCGGACAAAACGGGCGTTACCCAATTCAAAATTGTGTTTCCTACCGCAAACAGCACAAATGCAATTTTGAGGATCGCATAAGGAGTAACGATGGCGTTGGTAACAACCACCAAAGGTGAAATGGACGAATCGCTTCTTGAGAAGAAAGAAGGGTTCGTGGACAATGACAACGAATACACGACTTGGGTCGAGTATTGGCACGAAGGTGAGCTTGTTCACCGTTCAGTGCATGTTACGTTGAAGCAGATGCCTGTTTTTGCCGGTGCCGAAGCGGCATCGTTTGGTTAACGAAAGGAGCCTACTGTGGCAAATACTCAATCCATGTGCACCTCGTTCATGCAGGAACTGCTGACGGCCACGCACAACTTTACGACTGGTACCGGCGACACCTTTAAGGCGGCGCTGTATCTGACAACCGCCACTTACAACGCCTCGACCACGGCCTACTCCGCTACTGGCGAAGTGTCCGGCGCAGGGTATTCCCCCGGCGGAGTAACTGTGACAAACGGAACGTCTCCGCTATCGACAAATACGTCGGCCACTGCGGGCGTTGCGTATTGGACGCCTTCGGCATCAATTACGTATACCAGCGTAACGTTGGCTACGGCGTTTGACGCGGTGTTGATCTATAACTCGTCTAAGAGTGACAAGGCCGTCAGCGTGCATACCTTTGGTTCACAGACCGTGACCGCTGGTACGTTCACTCTGACAATGCCGTCCAACACGACTTCGACCGCGCTGCTGCGCTTGGCTACAACCTGATAGGGGCGGCGGGGAAACCCGCCGTGTAGCCAATGTTCGGCATAGCCGCATTCTCCGAAGCGCCGTTCTCCTCGCTTGCGGGGCAGACGGTCGTTGTTTCTATTACCGGCGTCAGTGCTTCTGGCGCGGTAGGGAATGCTTCGGCTGGGCCTCAAATCCCATTAACAGGCGTTCAAGCCTCCGGGCTGACGGGCACAGTTTCAATGGGTGAGCGCACGGTTGCGCTTACTGGAGTCCAGGCGTCCGGGGCGGTGGGTTTGGTTGACCCCACCAAGGTTGAATCAGCGTCAGGTGTAACCGCTACAGGAACCGTTGGTTCTGTGGGTATGGGTGAGCGCACAGTTGCGCTCACAGGCGTGTTTGCCTCCGGGCTGGCCGGGGATGTTGCAGAGACGGTCAACCCAACGGAAGACGGGGTTGTG